TCTAAGGGCTGTTTTTATTCTATCATCTTGATAAAGATTATCTAATTGTTTAGTTGAAATAGCTGCAATAGGTTTATTTATTAATTTAATACTATCAATATCTATACCACTTGAATCAATTTGATCTATTATATTTAAAGCTTCATCATAATTAGATTGATTTTCACTTGCTAAAAATACTTTCGACCCTCTAGCTTCTTTATTTATAAGGTCTAATATTTGAGTGTTTGTAGGTCTATTCTCAAAATATCCAGCTTCTTGAAGTTTTTCTCCAACATTATCAATATCAACTCCTTTTGTTCCTTCTTTTCTTAAAAGTCCAGGTAATGTTTTATTTGTTATTCCTAATGATTGTAATTCTCCTTTATAGTCAGAAATACCGCCGTTTTCTTTTATAAACTGAAAAAGACTTTTTGGCTTTGTTTTAGATATAATGGTTTGAGCTTTTTTATAGCTTGATAATATATCCTTCAATTGTTCTCCAGTTACATTATTACCTCCACTTGCTTGCTGAAATATATCCTCTCTTTGTTTATTAGTAATTTGCGTAACTTTACCAATATCCGCACCTTCTTCATAAGCCTTTGCATATAGTGGTTCAGCTAATGTTGTTCTTGTGTTTTTTAATTGTTTAGAATATTCATCAGCATTACCAGATTTAGATAGTGCTTTTAGATCATTGTTAATTCTAGCAAAAGCTTCTTTGTTTCTACCTTGCGCAAAATCTTGTGCAATCTGTCTTGATTGAGGATAGCGGGAAATTACACTTCTAGTAAACTCTTGAAATTCTGGCTCTTGTATATCTAACCCAGTCATTGGTTTGTCAATAGGTGCATTTTCTAGCTCTTTTAAGGCTCTTGAGGCTGTTTCAGGTTGTATTGCTTTGTTCGTTACTTGCTCAGGAGTTCCCTTAGAGAATATTTTTTTAAATATATCAGGTACTTTTTTAAAACCACTAACAACACCACCTATTGCAGGTGCTGCTACTGCACCAGTTAAAGCACCTATACTAGCACCTTCTAATCTACCTTCATCTTCTCTTGCTGCCAATCCTTCACTAACTCCACCACCTACTGCACCACCAGCTGATAACCCAGCAGCAGAGGCAGCCACTTTAGGAAGAATTTTTGAGGCACCAGTAGTAACCAATCTAGCAGTTCCTGTGCCAGAAGCAAGAAAGGGTGCAACTTCACCAACTAAGTTACCAGCTCTTTCCGCTAATGGCAACTTCTCACGTTCTTTATTTTCTTTTCCAACTTGAGTTCTTAATTTATCACCGAACGTTTCTTGATCTAATACATCACCGTAGATACTTTTTTCAATCGCCCTTGCGCCAGATTCTCCAAGATCAGTAGCTGTTTGCACAAATCCAGTTGCCGCTTTACCTAAACCCCCTGGTAAACCCTTCGCAAAATCAATCGGTGCATTTACAAAAGATTGAAAGGTAGATCTTTGTTTGGTTTTTAAATCTTTAATGGTATAGCCTTCCGAATCTATGTAAGCGTCAATATCCCTTTCAAGAGCGTTCTGCTCAATCATCTTCTTAACATTGTTTTTTACAAGGCTTATATCAGGCATTATTCTAAACCGTATTTATTCATTAAAAGTTTTTTACGAGTATTCTTTTTATTGTCACTAGATAGCATTTTCTTAATCCTCGTTTTATTTTCGTCATTAGCAAAAAGAGGATTTTCTTCTAACCATTCTTTTTTAGCTTTTTCAAATCCTGCAAAAGTTCCATTTTCTTCTAAATATTGCCTTGCTACTTCTTTTAATTCAATTGTTCTTTTTTTATCTCTTATGCCAATTTCTATCAAAGCTATATTTTGCTCTTTGGTTTTATCTCTATTAGGCACGCCAGCAACCAAAAATTTAAGATCTCTATCTGAAGTTGAACCAGTTAAGCCACCATCTTCACCCTTAGGACTCCTAAGTTGTAAGGCAAGTTTATTACCAACGGACGCAATAATAGCATCATCTTTTAAACCCTTAGTTTCAAATCCAAATAAATCAGCGATTTTTTTAGAATCTCCTCTAATTGTAGCAAATGCACCTTGAGTTGCTTCTGGATTATTAACGGCTTGCTCTAAGGTTTGTAAAGTTTCTAAACCTCTTTGAGCAGAATCACCACTAGCCATAACATCCTCGAATCTTTTAGCTCTCATTTTACCAAAGCCTTTTTGTTCTTCAGTTTCGGCCTCTCCCATATTTATAGTAGTACCAACTTTCTTAACTGGATTAACGTTTTGATCATTTAAAGTAATAGGTGAGGCCTCACCAGTTGATTCATTGATTCTTAAAGTTCCTTGTTCAGTATCTCTAATTGAGAATTTAGCGGATTGCCCCATCTGTTTTTCAACATCCCTTGACTGATTAACTGCTTGATTAACTAGAGGATCTACTATTACTGGATCATATACATCTGGTAATCTTGAAATATCAAAGCCTTTACTTTGAAGATCTTGAACAACTCTAGGATAATTACGATCCTTACTTTCTAAAGATTGAGATTTAAAGCTTTGCGCTATTCTTCCTACTGTCTGCGATCTTGTAATTTGTATATCTTGTATTTGTTTTGCTCTTTGAGGAGCGATAGCAGCTAATTGATTAAAAGCTTGTGGGTTAATTTGTGCTTCTTGACTCAATCTATCTATTTGTTGAGATCTTGCTGAAGCTTCTTGTCTAGCCCGCATTTGTTGCAACGCTGATTGGTTTTGTATATCCATATTATCAATTGCTCCTGCGGATCTTTGCCCTGAAATGAAACTTCCTATTATGTTAGGAGTTTGTGATTGAAATAATGTTGGTTGAAATTTAGACATTAAAATACACCTCCAATTTGTTGATTCTGTTTGCCAGCACCACCGCCAGCTCCACCAGATAAAAAGCCAAGCGCTTGAGAAAATTGAGATATGCCGCCACTAATAGCTCCTCCATAGTTTTGTCGTTCTTGGGCATCTATATTACCTCTTCCAATTGCAGCATCAGCTAAATTAGTTCCTGAACCTATATGGATATTAGAGGCTGTTGTTGCTGCATTTTGTCCACCAGTCATGAGTGATTGTAATCTATCCAAATAAGTATTATATTCTCCTGAGGCTGTATTTTGTCCAAATTGTTGAGCTTCTAGACCTGCTCTTCCTGAGAATAAGCCACCACGAGCTGCTTGGCTAGCTTCTAAAGCACTTTTACCTTCTTGTAATCTGAATTGATAATCGGGAGATTCTTGAAAATAGGATAATCTTTCTTCTGGGGAAATATCCTCATATGCACCTGTATCTTCATTGAGTCTTTTACCATAAGCTAAAGCAGAAAGCGGCTCTAAAGCCTGATCTCCAAAATCCTGGTATGGTGCTATTTCTCCTAATGCCGCCTGTCTACCTGCTCGTAATTTTGTAGAGGCATTTCGTTGCGCTTTTCTTTGTGTATCAGCTGCCCTTCTAGCACTATTAGCGTTAATTAACGATGAACCTACGGCTGCCCCGGCTGCCCCTCCTATTGCCAATCCTGTTGATACTGCCATATTGAGTTATATTTTTTTAATAAATACCGTCATGTCCTCATCACCTTTACCAGTGGTTGAGTCCTTCCCATAATCAAGTTCAATTAATGTTTTAATTAATGATCTGTTTTTTACAGAAGTATAGACAGTTTTGAATCCTTTATTTTTAGAGATTCCCTCAATAGACTTAATAACTAATTTTAAAGCATCCTTTCTTAATTGTCTATCTATTTTTTCCCTTGTGCTAATAAAAAAATCACTAACACACATCAAGCTATCCGTTTGATACATCCAACCAGCGCAAAGATACTCATCACCACTTTTAATCATTACTCCAGTAGTAGATAAATAGTGCCAATGAACTGGTGGCCATTTCCAGTCTACCCACCATTTACAAAGTATAGGATAATATTTTTCCCTATCTTTTTCCTTGTGAATGTTGAAAACTTCTATTTGCATAATTATAAATTACTTGCTTTTACTTCATTGTTTCCAACAAAATAATCTGGACTTTCGGGCCTAGGGTTTTCTATTGGAGTCGGCGTGGCTTCTGGAGTTGCAAAGTCTAGCGGGTTTTTACGCATCCAAAATTCCTTTAAGACTAGTTTACCATCCCACTCAAGTTTACACTCAGAACGCCAAGCCTCAAACCCAGACCTATCGCATATAACTTTATAATCTTTTGCCATTAGTATTCAGTTTGTCTTATTGTTAATTTGCATTCAGCCCCACTATTGTAGGAGTTCACTTTTAATCGTAAAGCAGAAGGTAATCCTTCGTAAAATGCACTTACAGACTGTAGAGTGGAAACTAGGGTATAAATCGATGAGTCTTGCCAAGAGAAATCTAAATTATTTAAATCTTGCAATTTATCGAAAGTATTTTGGACTGTTACATTCATAGTTCCAGTTATATCTAAATTAACAGAAGCTATACCATTTCTCCAATTAATAGGAAGAGCAGCAGTAACTGCTTGGGAAGAAAAGCCAGATTGTATGCTAATGCCTATACCTACATTACCAGAAATACTAGTAATTATAGCAAAATACTTAGTTCCCACAACTGTTTCATTATTAGGCCCTGTAACATCTTCAGTAATAAGATTAGTTTTATTAAGATCTGAATAGCCTGTAATAGTAAGAGTGGTTGCTGATATATCACCAAGAGATTTAAAGCTAATTTTACGAGCAAATCCATCTGAAATAATCCATTCACCATCAACAACACCAGATCCGTTTAAAGTAAATAAACCAGCCCCTGCAATAATTTGATTTTCAAATACACTATTATCATCTACATCATCTAAATCTAAGTTTTTTATAATTGGTCTCATAATATCTTTATTTAAAATTAAGAGGGGTGACTAACCCCCTCAAGTAATTATCTTTCTTTAGAAGCAAAGATGTAATCAATAGTCATGGTTTTAGAAGTCGCCTCACCGTTCTGAATACCAAAAGAAACTGTAAGATCTTCATCGTCAGGAAGGTTAGTAACGGCTGATTTACCTAATAGAGTAGGGTTATTATTAAGACCAGAGTAATAATAAACCGCATCTATACCATTATAATAGAATCCTAGGGTGATGAATGTATCATCAGCAATAGTAGTCGCCGCAGTTACTGTAGTGTTTATGTTGTTTTTAGTTACAACAAAATCCACATTAGTATCGCCGTTATCCTTTTTAAAATAAATACCATCAGATGCTACCAGTGGAGTAATATCTGTAATTTGTAAACCTATTACAAAGTTACTTTGAGTTGCATCAGATATTTTAAATTTAGTTTTAAAGAAAGCTTTTTTACCAGCTTCCATTCTGAAGGATTCACCTTTTTTATTAAGAAAATCCTTATCATCAACGCCATTAGCGTTACTAATTAATAAAAGTCCACCATCACCATCAGAGATAACCACTGAAGCAGCACCACCGCCGCCTTGTGAAGATGTATTGACCCATTGAGTATCATCAAAATAATCAAAATCATCAAAATACGTGTGAGTTTTAGTAGGATCAAGTTGAATAAATTGACCTAAAATATTTTCTTTAGTGACGTTAGTTACGCCATTTGGTAATCTTGTTGGAGTTCCCATAGTAATATAAAATTAAGAGTTCATAAAGAACGTGGCCAAAATTAATTGACCACGCTTAAAATTAAGACTGGTTATACACCAGCAGAGCCATATACTGCTCTTGGATCAGAGTAACCCATTGCAAACATAGACAAAAGTTTATATTTGTGATCTGCGTTATCAAAAGATCCATCATTAGAGAATCTTCCGTCAATTTTTGATTTATGCTTAAATCCTTCTGGAGCATCAGTTAATACGAACCACGCATTATCATCAGTCAAATATGGATTTTCAATAATACCATTCGATAAAGAACCTTTAGAAGCGTTAATATCGTTATTAGCATTACCAGATTGCATAGGGGAGTTAACAATTCTTCTAGCATCAAAAGATAGTGCTGTAGGAATTAATAACTCTTTAGGTTTAAGACCAATTCTTAATCCTCTATCATTCTTAGCATTCTTAATTTGGATTAAAATATCCTCATAAGAAGATTCAGAGAAATCAGCAGGAGTTGCTAATTCATTTGAAAAATCACCAGCTCTTGAAGAGTGAGCAGTAGAAAGAAGTTCTACTTCATCACCACCAACATATGAAGAATCAAAGCCATTATTAAAGATATTAGCACCTGTAATTTCTTTGGTTTCTTTTAAAGACCTAGATAAGTGATTCATACCTTTTTCCATGATTTTGATATACTGATCAAATTCTTGTTGCTCAAAAGAGACAACAAAACCCAATCCATAAGTTTGTTGAGTATATCTAGTTGTGTAACCTTGACTCATAGAATCGTAGGCTATATCAGAACCCTCATTTTTTTTTGGCATTAAACCCATACCAGTGATAAGAGTATCTTCACAATACTGATCTTTTACTGATTCAGATTTAAAGATTTTAGAAAAGACGGTATCTTTTTCGTTATATGATCCCCAAAAAGTAATTGCATTTGCTCCGATTTGTTGACCTTTAGGAAAACTTCCTGTAAGTGCTATTGACATGATTTTTTTTATTTAAATTTATATTATTATACGCCTGTTGTTGCGTTTGATTGAGTGCTATTGTTGTTTTTAACAACCCACTTTGCATTCTTTCCAATCTCATTGTCTATTTCATCAAATAGTCTTAAGATTTTAAGTTGGAATGTGGCACTTGTTGATAGAGTAGAGTTATTAAGCTCAGCACCAGAAAAACCAGTTGCAGTTGAACCAGCTTTAGTAAATACAAGGTTAGTATTTAGACCTACAGAAGTTACGCCTAGCGGACTGCCGCCAGATTCTTCTTGAATCAAATACTCTTGATCAGCAGCATCAGCAACAATTGCTATTGCTTCAGTAGAAGCAGGTTTATATGCAATTGACATGTTGTCAAAGTTAGTTAAAAAACCAACAATAACACCAGTAAAGGCATTAGTATCACCAGCATTTGCTTTACTGATTTCAGGTAAAGACCCAGCAGGGAATTTTCTACCATTAGCAATTACATTAGATGTGTTAGCTGTTCCAGTAATTACTACGGGATCACCAATAAATAAAGCAGTACCATATGAAGCAGGTACATAGTAGTTATTGGTTCTAAACTCTCCAGATAGAGCTTTTAGTGGGCGTAAGCCCTGTTTAATATCTTGATTAGCCATTTTATTTTATATTTAAATTTATATTATTTTGCGTGTATAGTTTTTGTACTGTTTATATTTTGACCTTTCTCATTTGTGTTGTAAACATTAATATCAGGATCTTCAGATTCCTGCGCTTCACTCAATCTAGCTTGAATTTCTTGTTCACGGTTTAATTGGTCTCTTTTTCTCTTTAACTCTTTAATAGTTTTTGTAGGTATCTCAAATAAAAACATATCGTATGATCTGCCATCAACTCTAACTCCACCTCTACGAGGTTGAATAAGATTACCAGATTCGTCACAAGCAGGCTTAAAGCCAAGATTGACATAGTTTTGCATATTATGATCATGTGCATCACTAATCCACCTTCTTGAGAATCCAGTTTTAGACGGTACAGATAGTTTTAAATTTTCCTCACCTAGTAGTTCCGTAGCTCTTCTTATAATCTTTCTACCTCCTGGTAGGGTAACTATATTTGAATTGTTACGGTCGTCATTTCGAGAATCTTCAACCTTTGTTGACTCAGTAGATTCTTGTATTGTTTTTTTTGTCATATTTTTTTTATTTACTCATTATTATTAATTACTAGAAAAATGCGCCCTAGCAAATGATTGTCTGAAATCTTTTATAGCTTTTTCGCCACGAAGATTTATTCCTCTCATTTCCATAACTTGATCGCAATTACTTTGTGTGTGCTTGGATAAATCAGAATAACCTTTGACTGATTTAGAAGCTCCATAGCCTCCACTTTCACTAGAGCCAAATATTTGACCACTAGATTGCGTGCTAAACTTCTTGGTGAAAGTCTCCTTCACCTCTTTTTCCACTTCAACAAGCCTTTCTTCTAATGACATATAAGGACTATTTTGCAGAAGTTCTTTCTCGTAATTAATAGCATAATTTGCAATCTTAGCGTCTGTTGACATCCATTGATTGTTAGCCTCCCAATCTCTTAAGGTCTTTACATCTTTAGAAGATAGTTGTTTTTGATTGTTTACTGGCTCATTATCTAATACATCCTCAACAATTGGTTCAGGTTTATATTTATTAGCTATTATATCAGCCTCTTGTTTACGAAGATTGTCAAAAACCTCAACATCTCCAACTTCAACTGCTTCACGCTGTTTTTTTGCTATTTCTTCAAGAGCTTTAGAATAACCTTTTTCTTCAGCCGCCTCTATTCTATCGTAAGCCATTTTGGCATCCTTTTCGGCTTTTTCAATCCTTTTGGATAGTTCTCTAATTCTCTCATTAGCTATTGCAGGATTTGTTCTTGATTTATTCAAAAACTCTTCTGCTGTTAACCATTTCCTATCTGAACCGTCTCTATTTTTTCCCTTGTCTAATTCTTGGGGCCTCCATCCTTCCATCCAAGCCTTCTTGCCTGCTTCGTCTTCCTTATTATAAGCTTGTTCTTGTCGCTCTTTGTAAGATAATTGAGGAATGTCCTCTTTTAATTCTTGTTCATTAGATTGTTCAGGCATATTTGCTTGATCTAATACTGATTTAATTTCTCCGACTGTTTCTGTCTCTACTAATTCACTCATAATTATTCATTTAATATTGCTAATATTTCACTATCGTTTATAAGACGATAATCCTCTTTATCTAATCCTTGAACACCTATACCAGCGTATTTATTGATTAAGATTTTTGATGATACTTTTGGGGAAGTTTTCCACTCAAGTGGAAGATCACTTATACCAATAGAAAAGGCCGCTGGCCCTAAGTCATAGACTTCTGCAACTTGACCTGCAAATTGCTCTTTATCTAAAACGTCATCTGGTATGATAATTCCTCCAATGGTTTTCTTTTCTAGTTTTGTTAGCTTTATTAAGACTTTATGCCCCAAGGGTATTATGCCCGACTTATTAAATAGCTCCTTACTCATTTCTTAAATATTAATTAATATACTATCTTTATAGTCTGTAATAAGGTCTTTTACATCCTCATCACCCATAATAGATTCCTCAAAAAATTCTATAATATCACAGTAACCTTGACACCTTCCTACTATATAATCTTTATTAGTATTACTTGGATTTAGTAATGTTTTTAATAAAATATCTTGCTTAATCTTTAGTAATCTAGTAATTTTCAAAGCTGTATCGCTTTTTAACCACGCCTCTAATTCTAATTCACTTAATCCGATACCTTCTATCTTATGATAGATATTATGAAACTTGCGGCTCTTTACTTCTACCCTTTCTTTCTTCAGTAGACTCTTGATTGTTTTGATTATTTTGATTATTTTCATTACTTTCATTTTGTTTGTTAACATTATCCTCAATTTTTGTGCGCATTAATTCAGCAACTTTTGTTAGTGAACTAATTTGAACCTCTTTTTCTTTATTCATAGCGTCAGAAATATTTTTAATAGCTTCTGATTTAGTTTTTTCAATATCAGCAAGAGTTTTTTCAATATCGTATTTTCCTCGTTCAATACTAAATCCAGTTTCAATACCTTTGATCTCAACTTCTTTTAATTTATTTTTAGCCTTAACCATCTCCGCCTGTGCAAAAACCATGTCGGAGTTTGGCTCAGGTGGTGGAGGGGTGACAATAAGATCTTGATAATCTTCAATATCGAATCCACTAAGTATCTTCTTCCTTAGTAATATTTGATCAACATAAGGATCATTTAAGAACTGCATTAAAACACCAGATTTTGCAACTCTTTGGGAGTTAGTAACGCTAGCCCCATCAGCAACTGGAACAATATCAAATCCTTTTTTACTAAAGTCTAATTTGACAGAAACATCTCCAGAAGCTTCATCTAATATCTCCGCATATTTATTATTTGATAAACTACTACTATTGATATTATAAATGACTCTAAACTCAGACTTCAAAGACCTGTAAACCCTTTTATAGATTGCCTTAAATTGAGTGACTCCTTGCTCAGTCATCGCCATGGTTGTGGTTGCTGAAATATTAGCAGCATTTTCCCCAGTGAATACATCACGAAGCGAACCTAGCTTATCGCCCGATTGAGACAAGAACCCAAGTAATGCAAATATAGTTTGAGAAGGTTGCGGGGTTGGTAAAGGAACTATTGAGTCACGTATTACGCCACCGTTACTATCTACGTTTTTATATTCATTAGGCTTCATTTTAAATGAACCACCTCTAATCTTAAGACTTTTAGCAATAAATCCGCCCCCAGTTGTCTGTAATGTCCCTGCGTCTGTTAGCTGATTAATAGATGTATTTATAGACTTATTCAAGTTTAATAGTAAGTGGCCTAGCCCTATACCATAAAATGACCCATCAAGCGATGGAATAAATATATAAGGAGTGTAAGGGTTTATTGCCTTAATTCCCACAATCTTACCATCAGCACGCTCAACATCCTCTTTCTTAAATCTAGCTGATAGATTGACTAGGGTATCTGTTGCGGAGTGAACTGTTGCGACGTAAGGTTCTAAAAAACCATCTTCGTCAAGATCAATCCAGCAACATTGTTCAAGGAATATATGAAGGCCACTATTTAAATCATTACTAGAATTTCCATCTTGAGCATTAGAAAGATCATTACCAATCATTTGATCACTCGCCTCTTCATCATAGACAAAATCTATAAATACATCTTTTCTAATTCTTTCTTGGATCTCGTTAACATAAAGCTCTTGAATATGGGTCTTTGGAGCTTTCTCAAAGTTAGTAGTCTTATCGTGCAAAACTAATTTATCAGGATAGATCAGTTCACTGATTGGATTACCTTTTGAATCCTCGTAAGTCTTTTTAAACATTGTGCCTGTTACTGGAAGGCTAACAAGTAACTTATCCATGTCAGGAACCCAGTTTTCCATTTGATCCGTTAGCTGGTAATTTATAACAGTTGAAACCCTGTCACCTCTTTTTTGTTTAACACCTACTTGAGTAAATACTGGTTGGCCAGAATTAGGGTCTAAGATAGGCTCGCCATTTATTGAGACCGCAGCCTTTCCATCATCCTTACCTATGATCTTAGCTTTGCAAATAAAGTCATCCCTTAAGATCTCAGGGGAGCATTTAGCCCCAAAGTCGATACTCGCTGTTGATATAAGGGGATAGTTAACATTTGAGGCACCAGCCCAAGGGTAAGATTTCGGACTAACAACCGACAGAGCAAGCTTTACGATAGTTTCTATTTTATCTTGCTTTTCTTTTCGGCTATCCGTATCGTAATTGAATCGTTGCTTTACTTGATCAATTATCTTGCTTTTCTTGTCATCATCAAGAGAGTTAACTAAATTACCTGTTTCTAAAAGCTTTTCTAATTTCACTAATTATTTTAATTTAGTTTACATAAAAAACCTAGTTTACATAATAAATATCATTATGTCAAGCATAGTTTACATAATAAATATTATATTCATCAATAACCCGTAATGTCATCAGAATTAAAATGATAATTTTCATCTTCCTGCTCGTGATAGTCGTTCTCATCTTCAGCATAATTCTTGATCATTTCAATACTAGATGCAAAGGTTCTGAAACCATCTGCGGCATGTGATGAATCGTCATGTTCGTGATCGTTCATAAAAGCCCCGACGGTTTTGTTCCACTTCTTGCGGTACTCTCTTAACCTTGTCAATCCTGTTGCACAAGCTTTAATGTCAAACCAACACTTTTTTAATAAAATCCTAGCTTCATTGATGTTATCTATTTTTGAAGGAGTTCTTGCAACATGTGTAAACTTAACGCCTAAATCATCAGCTACTTGAATAGCAGTCTTGCCATCGTGAAAAGATCTTTTTTTTGAATCATGAGGTAGTAGATGAAGGCCGTAATTATAGCCTTTTTCTCTTAGCATATTTATATAATGGGGCAACGCCTGTTCGCTCATCTCGTAATAATCTATCACGGCATAATCCAAGCCCATCTTTTGTACAAACCAAATGCAAGTTAAATCATTCAATCCTATGTCCCATGCGGTGTGTACGGGTGCGTAATCATCAACACTAACTTGGGTAATGCGCCCCTTCTTCTCTAGCTCCATCAGTTCTTTTGCAAAATAAGCCCCGATGATAGCCTTCTCAAATGCCTCTTTTGAGTTACAAGGGAACTCTTGCTTCATTAAGTCGCCCTGTGTTTCGTTCTTCTTTATGTACCAAAGTTTTTGATGGTCTGTTAAACCTATCCCTTGATTATCCAGGTCATGAAAGTAATCATGTAAGCCGTGATCTATTGGTAATTGTCCTTTCATCTGATACCTTTTATCCATCTGCCAACCAAAGAAATGAAATTTCCAATCCATCAAGGTTAATTTCTCGCCCATCCTTTGTTGACGTTCAGCTTTATCGCATAACTTAAAGAAATAGCCACTAGCTCCTTGCGCCGTTGATTCAATAATTATCTGTTGCCCTTGGTGAACTGTGTTTAATGAACCAGACATAATCTCTTCAGCCTTATCAGGGGCCTTTCGGCATATTTTACCAAATTCAGTAATGTGCAGGCGTTGAACTGTGCCAGAACGTGCGGAGGTGGTAACGCTATATGATGAGCCATTACTAAAGCGCATAATCTCGGTTGAGTCGGTCATTAACTGGCGAAGCTCTTTGATTTCATCAGGCAATCTATCGTAAGCATATTTAACTTTGTCTCTTAAGATCTTCTTGGCATCCTCTAAATCATCACCAATCAAAACTGCGGTAATGTTAGAGTTGAAAAGACAATCGTCAAGGAAGTTTATGCAATAGAATGTCGTTATTCCAAGTTGCCTTGCTTTGAGTATTATGTTTAAAGGGTGCTTCTCGTGTACTATGGTTTGTTGACAGGGGTTGGGTTTGAATAAAAACTTAATACCGTTTTCATCTTTGCAATAGTAAAGGTTATTAAGTCGCCATTCCTTATTTGCAAGGTTGTCTTTAAATCTTTGTAGAGTTTCTCGGCTATGTTTCATTTAACATCTTATGTATTGCCAGTGACAATTGTTGTATCTGTCGCACATGCAAATTGAGTCAGCTCTAGCACATCCAAGAGGGGCTAAAGTTAACAATCCGCATTTCATGCTTACTTTTGATTGTGCAGATAGTGCTATAAAAGTCAAGGTGATTATTAATGCTATTAGTTTCATAATGTTTTAAATTTGTTAGTAAAGCTAAAAAGATCTAAAAGATCTTCTTTATAATATAATTATAGAGGGATTTCTTTTTAAAACAATTGATAACCTTCATTCTTACTTAAGTTTGTCTCTACCCCGTGAGCCAAGAGCATTTAAGCCAATGTTTAAAGGGTTGTAGATTTTCTGGTTTTTACACCATCCACACATTATTTGTTATTATCAATATCATTTAAAGTATCGCTCAACCAGGTTGATCGATCACTAGTGTTTTTAACCTCAGCTTGCAACCTTGAGCTTTCCCCATATTTACGAGGCTTTAATTTTGAGGCCATCCACTTCCGAGCGTCAACCCTTAATCTGGAGCGTTGCACATGTTCACCATTAACTTTGTATGCTTCGTTGCCTTTATCGTTCACCTCCATCCAATCATTACGCCCATCATCACAAATCTCAAGTATTTGCTCAGCTAATAAATCAGCTTGATCCTCTTTTGCCTTTTCGTACATATCTAAAAACTTTGGGTACACTCTTAACCAAGCATAAACAGTTGAAGTCCCTATACCTACAGTATCGGCAGTCTTGCACACGCTATATCCTTTTGCTATCAAGCCACAAATAGCAAATGCCATCTCATCATTATATAATATTGGCCTTCCTTCTGGCTGTGTTATTTTTTTTACTTTCTTTGCTATTCTGTCTTTTTCTCTAGTCATAATTTATTTGTTGTTTTTTTACGTTTATTCTTAAATACTACTAAAGCTTATGCAATGACATGTAATATAATCATTTTTTTTATACTTGATTAACAGTTCAAAACATTTAATCAGTAACCCACTTGCGTTACATTTTCCGCCTTCTATTCTTCTTATGTAGACATCACCGTTCTTTTCCGATAATCCTAACTCTTTAGCTAATTGCCTTTGAGTTAGTTTTAAGTCTTTGCGGTTTTGTTTAAATTCTGCTGGTGTCATATTAAAGCTCATTCGTATTTGAAGAATCTACTACTAATCTTACTTTATTACCGTTCCAAACAGGGTGAGTAATAGAATATTGAACGCCATCTTTTTCAAAGAAGTCTTTTGCTACAAACTTAGAATTATTAGTAATTTTTTTAAATCCATGATGTAAGGGAACTTCACGAGCATCTGCAGCATTCGTTTTATTATTTAGTTCAATTAATGATTCTCTTTTTGCTTCTATCGTCATCTCATATTGTATAATTTCAATATTTAAATGATTAGCTCTTACTTCATCTTGTAATGTAGTTTCACCTACGCCTCGTTTGTCTTGTAAAGATTTCAATTCTCTTAAAACTCGTTGACGCTGTATGCTGTTTGTAATTCTCATAATTTTTTTCCTTTTAATTAATAAAGTGAGCTAACCGCTCTTTTTTCTTACCTCTTAATTATAGAACTTTAGTTTCTATTAGTCAACAACTATTCTTATATAAATCTATAATTCGTTAACAAGGTTATTATTTATTATTAATTATTGATTTCAAAAGACTCACAAGCAACAGGAACTATCTCTTTGATAATATCGTAGATTGCATTAGAGTATTGTT